AGCCACTCCATGCACATCCTCAAGCATTGTGGTTAGAGATTTGAACGTTCTCAATTCCTTGCAGTAAACAACTTCCTTATTGGGCCTCACCAATATGGTATGCTCCCATTTGATCTCCAGAGGACCGAAGTCTGATTTTTGCAGATCCCAGGAACCGCTTCCGAGGGACCGCATTGTAGCTTGAACTGCTTGCGTAATTGGACCTAAATTTGCTGTGACTGACATGTTGGTTTTCGAAGGTGTGCAGAGCGGCTCTACTAAAGCGCGCTATTGTTCACGAAGGACTCGGCTGAAGTAACCCAGCATATGGTCTGCCTTCATACTGCGCTGTAGTTTGACATGCTCACCTGTCCAATGGCTAGCGGCGTAACGCAATACACGCAAACCTTTTCGATACAAGTTGCGATCCGTAGCAGTGTTGGCCCAGTGTCGAAGCAAATCTTGACTAACATCGGCTCTGCCAATTTCCACGTGATTTTCAACGCGCACATCGCCTGTGAGCAAGTGCGTGAAGTGTTTGCAGAATGTATGATTTGACAGGAGTTCCCGCATTAAGGCTTGGTGACATGTTAGATCCAATTCATTGCAATGTTGTGCTATATCCGGATGTCGGTATGCGAAACCGGCCTCGTAGGCATACGAAAGCATGCTCTCGGCTATCTGGCGAGTCTCCACCTTTAAACGATACCGGTAGTATAAGATCTGCGGATCCTTGAAAATGCCTTCAGATGTGAGTCTCCAACCTACGAAAGTGGCTGGTGTCTCAACTTGAGTCTTCAGAACAAAGTTCATTCTAGGTTCCAGCAACTTCCAAGTAGGTCTTTCGAGCTTGCCCGGGTACCAGGCTGCATCGTCTCCCACAAAACAGGCCGGTTCAGTTGGTCCATTGCCATTGGTTAATTGATAGCGAGCGTTTGCTAACATGATGCCACACAAGGTATTCCCTAAGATAGTCTCGCACTCACCTGTGAAGCGCTGTACATCATGCTCACCGAATCTTGAGTGGACGTTCATTTTCCAATCTCTGTAAGTGTTGATCAACTCGATTGGTGCGCCCATTCTCTCATATACTTTGATGCAGGCTTCCATGATAATGCCATTTTGTGACTGATCAAAAGCTGTGTAGTCTATGCTCTGCCCACTGCTGGAACGCCAATGTTCTTTGCACCACTCGTCAAGCGTCGAAGGCGATGTTCCAATGTGTACGTATAGATTATCCGGCAAAGACTTCAGAAGGCATTGCGTCATCACTCGTGTGAAGCCCCCAAGCTTGTGGAACACCGCATCATGCATCGTTGCCAAAGTTTGCAAAGGCTTAGCATCCCCATTGAGAGTCTCAGGCTTGCATTTGTACTCATTTTTAAAGCCTATATCAATGAAATTCTCGGGGTGCACATTGTACTCGTAGCCATAAGCAAAGGATGCTCTTTCACGAGCGTTGGCGACTATCGTGCTTGTTTTCCGATCAAACCTGTTGGCTTCGTTGGCTAGCATAGCTTCATCATAGTCATAATCGCTGTAACGGTAACGACCCAAGTTTGGAATCATGTCACAAACACTATTGAACAGTGCATTAATGACATCTTGATTGCTCATAACCGTGACTTGCTTCTCCACTGAGTCGGCAAAACGCAAACGCTTCTTGACGGCTGCATTTCTGGCTGTGGAGTCTTTATTGGACATTCTATGCGCTCCTTCTATAAAGGCCGGATCTGCACCTGTCCTGGAAACGACTGCATTGGTGTTGTGTACATCAGATCTGACTTTGAATCTCGGAGTTTGACCATCGATGTTGCCTGCCGGAAATTGTTCGCTAGGCCCAGTCTTGTCGTGCCAGAGCTCGCGCAGTTCATTCGGTTTCGTGTTTAAGAAAGCTTCGCGTAAAGCGTTTGGTTCCATTCTTACACTAGACTGCTTGAGCACGGTTTTCTTGAAAACGTCTATAGGCTTGTCCGGTTCTTTCACTCGTATTGGATCCACTAGCTGGGAGTACGCGAGAGCGTCTAGATTCTCAACGATATTGCCTTTGGGATTCACATGTTCTTTGTACGCGGCCTCAGCCCTGGATTTCCGTCCACCTTCCATAAGCCATGTTGGTTCATCTTTGTGCACGTCGAATCTTTTAAGCGAATAACCTCTGGGATCCGTGTCATCTTTAAGGAGCACGGGAACGTGCATCATCTTATGATTAGTGACTTCGGACAGAGGGAACGCTAATTCTCGCAAACACCAAGAGCTCTCCGTTGCATTGCCCAAGTAAGCCACCAGGTCAAAAGGCGGTAAACTTTCCAATGATGTGCCATGCGTCAATAGCCATAGTCTATGTAAGAGAGGATTCTGGACAACCATGTTCCGATATTGCCCTTCAAACACGAAGTCGAAGAATAGTGAAACATTCTTTTTCCCTCTCGTGACCGCAGTCCACAATGCATTGTGATCCGGGTGTTTGAGGTACGTTATGTTGATCTCGACTGTGTAATCCTCGTTGTAATCCTTGCCCTGGCTTGACGCGTATGTTGTAGCTGGCGCACCAAAGTAGTCGCTCATGGTGTTGACCATGCTTCTGGAAGGCACGATAACAGGCTGACCCGCGGGAACGCGGTCCACGGCTAGGAATTTCGCTTTGCTATTTTTGCTTGATGAAGGAAGGCCCAATGCTGCGGCCACTTGCTGAGCTAGACGGCGTGTACCCACCATGTATTTGCTGATGGCCCATGCAAAGTATTTGGCCTCCGGTACGGATTTTTGCGTGTCATTCAAAGGACAATCTTCTTTAGGTTCGTGCCAGCTCATTTGATGAGGGTCCCCAAGCATGAGGATCATCTTTATGCTGGGATGCAATCCAATAAGAGCATCAACGTAACCAGGTGGGTACTTGCTCAATTCATCTATCACCACTACGGGCGAATTGGTATGCATCAAACCTATCTCGAAAGTGCAATTGCTGTTGCTCTTGACCGCCGGCTGCCTTTGCTGTATCTGCAGTATTTCGGCCCAATCATCGCGTAATGGTGTAGTAGGACATATCGCTGTGACTGGTTGATTAGGTGTCCACCACTCTTTGCCTTGAATGGCTTCTCTCGTGGCGTGCGATTTACCGCAACCTGGATCACCAGTCATGAAGCTGATTTGCACTGGCGCGAAGTCCCCTTTCTTAAGAGTCTTCTCGTGCATCTGAAGGTGTTTTTCTCCACACTGAGCAAGCAGAGTACCAGTCAAGCCGGAACGCAGTGTCCTCATGTAAAGGGACGCTCTGTTATTGTCCGGTATATAGCTTTTAAGCGTGTGTATGGCCTCTAGTTTTGACGTGTCGATCGATTCAAACCTTGCGGTACCACCATACGAGAATTGTCTATATTCGGGTTCTTTCGCTAGTGAGAAGTGCTTGTTAGCGTAATGAACTATCGCGATAGGCCCGCTCTTGACACCATACATGCTTGGATAGTCATCGGGTTTAGGTACCACTTCAACGGCAACATGACACATCAGAGCCAACGCTTCCAAAACGTAGATGGACAGGTAAGGCGACTTGTGTTCAAGATCATCCAAGAATTCATTCGCAGGTTTTTCATTGAGCTGACGCCATAATTCACCGACTGATCGCCCCGTAAGCTTGTTGAACACTTGCAGCAGGCAATCTTCTTCTGGTGGCGGCATGATTATGTGACATCCTTGTGCGTTGCTTAGTAACCTTGCGTTCCATCGATCTTTCGTGGTAACACCGTACACGGCCGTTATCCATGACTCGCGAGAGGCTCCAAGTGGTATACGTAAATTGTAGCCCGCAAATCTGACAACCCGGTCCTTAGCCTGAACTATGATCTGTTCATCGTCGGCTTGGCCTTTAATCTTGGGAGGCGTAGTCTCACCGAGTTTGGTATCGGGCATGAACTGCACAGTGTTGTTGATCTCAGTGTAGGGCACTAATGCCATTTCTTGATTACCTTCCTCGTCCTCAACTTCTATCATTTTGCATTTGCCTTTTGCGTCTTCATACGTGTTGGCTTCTTTGACTGAAGCTGCGGCACAACCATGACAGCACAGAGCACCAGCAACACCTCGTGCGCGGAAACCCTCGGCACAAAGGGGCAATTTACTTAACTCTTCAAGAGGCAATAGTGGATGTTGACCGCATTGGCGGGCGCTTCCGCAGTGTTTAGACATTAAAGCTAGGTCGTTTTCGACACAAGCTACAAGAGATTCATCCACAATACCCTCGTTGAGATTCAGTTTTTCGCCCCCTACGGCTAAGGAGTCATGTTTTTGAGCTTCCGCGCGCAGATCGGTCACTTCTTTGATGCTTTGTAGCACATCCGTGTCTTTCAAGTGATCTTCGAACTTCTTTTCGATGCGTGCGCGTGCCACGTACTTCATGTGTTCTAAAGTAGACGCTGACAGTGAGACGGGCGGTAGACGTTCATCGTAATAGGCGGCCTTCGCTATGGTTCGCTGGAGCGCTTCGCGTGACGGCAGTTCCAAGCTCACCATTTCAGGTCTGCCTTCGGAAAAGTCTACTTTCTCCAGCGCTCGCGCATTGGTTGGTTCGCTAATCATCTCCTTGAGGAACTTGTTCTGAGTCATCTTGCGATTCTTTTCCATATTATTGTAGACGCTGGCTTTGAAGCGACCAATGACCTCCGACCACATCTTTTGGTTATGGTCCGCGTACACTCCCGCAAACGTCATGCCGTCTCGAATAGGTGGAACCAATGCGTTGCTCAATTGAGTGGTTCGCACTCTGAATATGCAGGTATCAAAGACCATGCTATTGTTCCACGTTGACAGCAGTTCGTTGTAGCGTTTCTTTTGGTTCGCGGCCCAACTTCCCAATGTTAGATCGTACAACTTGCCGGTGGTCAACTGGCGTAAGCGTTCGAACGGACCTACCAGGCTGCTCTCAAACTCGTAATTGGGAGAGTACTTCAACAACATGTCCACCATGATGACGACGGTCTTGAGAACATTCAGCGGCATCGCTTTGCAGTTTTCACTAGGGTACCATCTTCGCAACTGGGCTGTGAGGTCTCTTTTCTCGCAATTCTTGATGCTTTCCCCATAAAGGTACAGCATATTTACGATTTCCGACGAGACAACCAAGTCTTGAATAGGACTACGGACAGCCACATTAGACAGTTTGAAGTAACCAACATCGCCCAAATCCCGCGTCATTTCTTTGGCCACTTTTTGTGTAGTAGTGCTCATGATGAAGAACGGTCCCTTTCGCCATTCGCGAGTGACTGTGATAGTGCTCTTAAAACCCTGAATTGTGCGTGCCACGTACCACCAATGTGCAGCCAACGGTTGCGCGTACTCGTCTTCGTCTGACTCGCATTTGTAATGCAGTGTTTCGCCCACGATCTTGAACGTGTAAAGTGTAGGTCGAAGAGAGTAACTGCAAACCATGCTCTCAGGTGGAACGATTCCACACCAGTAGGCAACCTCAACCAAAGGATTGGCCTCATGGAAAGCTGCCACGTCAGAGGGTGTAAAATACTGTGCGCATTCGCTCATAAACACACGCTTGGCTGTAGTATGCAACATGGAACTCATAGGTTCAACGGTTCGATAACGCGCGAAGTCTCTTGCTGATACGTGACTGTTTCTAATCGCGCATTGTGAACGGAAAGCCTTTGGCAACAGGGAAGCGGTGGAATCTGAAACCCAATACAAATCACCCCCTTCAGGCAGCAATGACGGCAATTTGGTGATATGTATGTATCTCCGCATCGCAGCGTGCACAGGGTGCGCATGTTCGACAGTCGCGCCACTACCAATGTTTATGCCCCAGTTCTTGAGGTACATCGCGTTGTGCTCTGGAACCACCCAAGGGCAGTACAGGTTTCCCAAGTTAAGTCCCTTCTCAATGGCAGGAACCAGCGCATTGTCTATGTTCTCAAGATTGAGCGCGGTGTTCAACTGGGTAATTGCCTTGCGTACAGGATCTTGGTACCGAGTTTCGTTATTGCTGACCAACTGCTGTTTGTTCATGGTCTCCAAGGCTTCGATGAAGAGTTCAGGTTTCTTGCCCTTGGGTACTCGCGGCACATTTTGTTCGCCATTGCGCATTCGCGCAGCTCTATCCATTACTTTTTGCAATCGCTGCTGTGGACTGAAGACATCAACCACGTGAACATCGCCATCAGGCATTATGCACCACTCAACTAGATGACCTCTGCGAATTATCTCCTTGGAGTGTTCTAGTACATCTGATACGGTGACATTATTGCCTTGCAAGGCGCTCGTGATGCCTACTAGTTTCTTGTAACAATCGCCAGGCGAACGCACGTATATAGGCTTAAGCTCTTCTGACGCTTCTTCCACAATAGGGGCTAGAAACTCGCTAAGAGCCAACTCTTGAGCGACCAACTCATGTCTTTGTTGCACGGAGAGTTCCTTCATGTGACTGAGTGACTCATCGTTCGCGACGGCTTCATCGGAAAGGTCTAAGCCTAACCTATAATTAGGTTGCCGATCTGCCAAACGACGCATGTATGCGTTGAAATCACCCTTGCGCGGCTTGCGTTGCTTGTAGACGTGAACTATGCCTGCCTTGGCGAAGCTGAACTTGAGTGTTTCGAAGCTCGTGATACTCTCATGGTCTAACAAGCTCACAACCTCGTGCAATCGTGGCATGTAACCCAGCTTCTTGATAGCCTCCTCGCGCTTAGCCTCCGGGAACAGATAGCTGTAGCAAAACTTGCGCGAAGCGTTATCCACCGTTTGTTCACGTGTGCGTCTGCCTTTTCCTTTGGGAAGCCTGACAAGTGCTTTAGGTCTGATATCGACGTTGTGTGCAATCCCACCCGGCAACTTGACTTGAACCTGGAGACCACTCTCAAACTGGAATGATTGTGAAGTGGTCAGTTCTTCTGCCTCAATCGTAGGGATGTGCTCTTCTGGCATCGTCACGTAGCTCAGTTCACTATGTGTGCTGCAAGCACTGTCCGGCCTTGGTGTCTCCTCTGTTACATTGCTGGTAACCGGCTCCACGTCATTGGTTATTGACCGTTGTAGAAAACTCAGTTTGGTTCCCCAAGCATTGACCGCGGGTGGCGGAGCAGTTTTAATTGACGATGTATTGCGACCTAGGACCGGGTAAGCAATTCTCCCCATACCACTACGTACTACTTTTTTGATTTCAGGGTACTTGATATTATCAAAGGTCGGATTCGACGCATTGATGTAAGGTTTTGGTACCCATTCACCACCGTACGCATTCGTGATAAAGGGAAGTGCGGTCTTGTAGTCTGTGTAAGGACCTGGGTTGCTAGTCTGCAAGAAAACTTCTGTGATCCGTTGCAAGTTCTTCTCCGCCCTATAGTAGGGTGCTTGTTTCTCCCAACCCTTTTGCAATTTCTTCGCAATGTTGAGTGCGGACACTGGAATGTAATCAGACACTTGACCCATCAATCTACCAGTGCGCGTGCCGTAAGCGTGCTCCAAACTCTCATGGGTTAAGGGAAAAGCACGACCAATAATGGCGACGCCGTCGCGGCTCCACTCTGTTCGACCGACTCTACCCGCAACTTGGGTTATCTCACTGATGTTGATGTCTCGCGTCATGTCGGCTTCCTGTGCTCCGAAGAACATCTTGTAGTCTTCTTCGTTGCGCACGTCTTCCACACCGCTGTAGTTCACCGACGGCCGATATCGTTGCCCGTTGTCAGCGACTACGTTGCAGTTCAATGTTACGCTCTCTTGGAGCACTTCTGTGGCGAGCACAACTATTTTATGACCTTTCGTTACTTCTGGTAGTTGTTCTTCTGGAAAATTGACGTGCTCAAGATTTTGTTTCCATTCATAACACGAACCCCGCACTTTGATGATGACACGGCATTGCTTGTCGACACAGTAGAATGGTGCCAACTTCTTGCAGCTATTGTGACCAGGTAGTATGTGTAGCAAGGAATGTCTGCCTTTCTTTTCCACCTCGTCCCAAACCATGCCCTCATTCAACAACGGGGTAAGTATAATTTTCCGCGGTAGTGGCGTGCAAAGGCTCACCGGTACTTTCTGTCTAGGCGATGCCGTGACCTGGAGCGACCAAGCGGGCTGCCTGTATTGTTTACCGTGTGATACAGTGCATACTGCCGTGATTGTATCTGTGCTGAAGTTGTGTGCCTCATCTATGATTAGGAGCGTGTCTCGAGGTAAGTCTTTAAACACCTTGTTGGACACGTAAGCCCCTGTTGTGTAGACGAACATTGGCACGCCCTCCGCACCGATATCAATTGTTTCCTTAACGCCGCCAGCCTTGCTGACGATAGTGCTAACGCCCTCCAACTTGTGTTCCTTGTACCAAGCGGCAGCACCTCGCGTTGCGATGACTCTCTCTGTGACTAATGCGATACAAGAAGCCCCAAATCGCTTTGCAAGCAATCCAGGGGCAAATTTGGTCTTGCCAAGACCGGTCGGGGCTACGAAAAGCCAGTTAAAACCATTAGCTTCAGATTGATACAACCATTTGTTCATGTAATCTTCAATGTTGAGAGGATTGGGCAATGTCTGATTATAGACAGCCTGTCCCTCGACTAACTCGAAGGTTTCATCGAATTTGGAATTAAGTTCATCAATCTTTTCCTTTTCCCACTCAGTGTCAAAGTCCCAGTTGGATGCACACTGGGCTTGTTCTTCAAGTGTGGAAGTTGTATTGAAGTAATGGCATAACCAACACTTCTCGTCTGTCTGTGCGATTGAAGGGAGGAGGAGATCGGGTTCTATGTGCATAGCTGCTGGTAGAGGATGACCCCAGCAAAGTCTTTCTGACAAAACTGACCAAACATGATTCTTAGCGTCAAAAGGAGGAAGACTCCCCATGACGCACAACACGACAAGGAAACAAGAGTAGAAAACAGAATTGAGAAAGAAAAAGAGAAAGAGATAGAGAGAGAGAGAAGAGAGAAGAGAGAAAAGGGTTC